AAAAAACCCTGACTCACCGCTCTCGCGGATCTAGAGGGTAGGCAGTAATGCCTAGTGGTACGATGTTCCACTTCTTGAGAGGATAGTGCAATGGGTAATAAGTCAGAGTCGCGGAAGCATTATTGGCGTGGGGTGCAAGAACAGTGGGAATCCACTGTTTCTAAGCAGCTACTCGCCAGTTCTTCTTACACGCGCTCTGGTGCTGACAACCCTATGTACAAGTCCCTGATTTCTCAAGGCAGCGATGCTACTAATGACCTCCTGGTTACAAACCAGACGGTTCATTACAAGCCCGGGAGACTCTCGGCCATCTGGATCGACAAAGTGTACCAGCCTAAGCGTACAGGTAAGATGATCAGTACTACGATCTTCGATAACTGGACGCCGGCTAGTCACACCCAATCACCAGGTGCGCTGTTTGAATCCTCCGTTGCAAATCAAGCTCTAATTGGGATCATTAAGAAGATTCGTAAATTTGAAACTTCCGACTTCTCCGGCCCTACCTTTGTTGGTGAGCTTAGAGAAACGATCGCAATGATAAGGTCCCCCCTCAAGTCACTGAGGACCAAGACTGGCTTATTCACCGACCTTCACATGCGAATCCTTAGGGATAAGCAGGCGAAAGGAAAGCGTTTTAAGCCGGACCCTTGGCGGAAAGTGTTATCAGACACCTACCTGGAATGGACTTTTGGAGCTAAACCCCTGATCTCGGATATAGGCGCTATTGCTGATATCTATCTTGAGAAGAAAACGCGGGGCTTCACTAATGGATTGAAGCGTCTGTCGTTTAGATTCACGGATAGTACATCAAGCGTCGAAAATCCTGGTTACGTGCCTGGGTGGGCCGGTACTGGAATTTCGGTACCGACTCAACAAGTTGTGCACGCCAGATCATCGTGGCAATATGTCGTTTGGATCGATCAAAGCCTCATCTTTAGTGATGGAGCTGTGGGCTTTCTTTCCGATGCTGCTAAGTTTGATCTCTCTGAGATCATCCCTACAGCTTGGGAATTAATGCCATGGTCTTTCCTTATCGACTACTTCACGAATATAGGGGATGTCCTAGGATGTACGTTTGACTACAATCGGAACGTTGCTTTTGCAAAGCTGACGCGGTTTAACACAGTAACACGTTTTCACGTGCCTGGTGTACCTGTATCAGCAGAGCCGAAGATTTACGTTCCTTTTGATTTCACTCCCTGGGAGTATACATCGCAGTACACGCGCGTTCAGAGGTCGAAGGTTAGCAGGTTGGGATTTCCCCAACTTGACGTTAGCCTTCCGAGTGTTGCGCAATCAATAAATATTGCCGCACTCTTCTCCTCTCTCGCAAAATCCAACCCTTTTAGAGGTTTCACACTCAAATGAGTATTAACATCCCTGGGTCCCTAACGGGAGCACCCCAAACCGGTTTCACTTCCCCTGTCTATACCACCGTAGCAGATAACGCACCTGACTTCAACGCGAAGCAGAATGCAATTACAGTCATCGGTGGCACGCAGGTTGGCGTACTTGCTCATAGTGTGAGCGCCCCGTTTCTGACTTCGGTCTGGAAGCCTAAGGTCATGCAGTCGCTCGGGAAACCGAATCCGACTACCGGCCTTATCGCTAACGTTCCGAACAATCAGTACAAGGTGATCACGCTGAAAGGCGTTACTCCGCAAGCTGGTCAGCCCTTCAAAAACTTGATCATCAGGACCACGATTGACGTTCCTGCAGGTTCCGATACAGCAGATCTTCCCAATGTCAAGGCCGGGCTTTCTGCCCACATTGGCCTTCTTTGGGCTCAATCCGCTGGTATCGGTGACTCAGCAGGCAACGGCCTGATCTAGGTCCGTTTTCTGATCGTTTATTTTCGAAGGAGTTCACATGGATGCTATTCCTGTGATTTTGAAGTCCCTTTTACCACGTCCAACTGAGTCAATCATTTGTTCTGATCTTACCCATAAGCAAGTGGCGCTCATACAGCTTCACGAATCAATTGTGAAGAAATACGAGCCCACCGGGGAAAATCAGGCGGCTGACAAAGCAGCGTTAGATCTCTTTATCGAGTCTAGCGAACTGTGCAAGCTCTGGGAACCTGACGAAACAAGCTACCACTACTCGACAATGTGTCGAGCACGTGAGCTCTTGAAACGCAGGTTCTTCGGAGGCGAGCTTCAGGCACCGAGAGTCACTTTAGCGAAAGCTTTAGATCGACTCAAGCCTGGTCCTGGCAGCAGCCTTGGGGCGAAAGGGCAGACCGATTTTATCGGTAAGCTCTTCTTTTCCAAGCTGTCTACCTACGACAAGTCGTTGTGGCGCTACTATAAGGACAACGTTCCGACCATCTGGAAAGCCGCCGAACATAAACGGCAAAAACAGTACGGTGAATGTTGCATTGTAAAATCTTCAAAGCTGACCTACGCAAAGAAGTACTTTAATGTTTCGCGAGTTATTAATACGGAGGCCTCGGTTGAGATGTTATTTCAACTGGGGGTAGGTGATCTGCTTGAAGACTGTCTGCAGGACTGGTTTAATATCAGTCTAGACACACAGCCAACAATTAACAGATTCCTTGCAAGGATCGGGTCACTGTATGGCAGCCATGCCACAGTTGACTTGAAATCCGCCTCCGACTTAATTTCTCAGCGTTTTACTAGTTGGTTCTTTTGCCCGCAGATGTACAAACCTCTGGACTCAATTCGTGCGAAAAGCATCGAACTGCCAGACGGTAACATCCACGAGCTCGGGACCTTCTCGACCATGGGAAACGGATTTACTTTTCCCATGCAAACGCTGATTTTCGCTTGCATTATTGAAGCTGCGTACGAGGAGTTGGGTTTAAGTACCTACAACTTCGGAATGATCCCGTCATTCTCGGTTTTCGGCGACGATATTGTATGTGTAAAACAAGCATACGATAAAGTGCTGGGTCTCCTTGAATGGTGCGGGTTCCGTGTTAATAGGACCAAATCCTTTAATACGGGCAGTTTCAGAGAATCGTGCGGGCAGGACTTCTTCAAAGGCCATGATGTTCGTGGCGTTTATGTAAAGAAGTTCTCCCATGAAACTCACAAATTCTCAGTCTTCAACCGCCTTACTCGTTGGTCTGTTCGTAATGGTGTTGATCTCAGTGATCTTCTACGTCATATTAAAGGACTGGTTGAGTTTCGACCAGTCCCTTTCGACGAATCGGATGCTGCTGGAATCAAAGTGCCATATGGACTCTCAGGCCGGTCGACGCGCTGTGACGGAGCAATCCGCTACAAGTGCTACAGACCGAAACCCACGAGATTCTCGACCAGACGCTACGATGACAACCCCTTGGCACTAGAGTTAGCTGCTCTTGGGGGGTATATCAAAGGCAGTTCGCGGCTTACGAGTAGCTTGGGGAATGATGGTGTTATGCTAAGATACCATCACCTCTTCAAGCCTATGCCTGACAAGGTACCCGTAGGGAGTGTGACCGTGCGGGATTCACCGGGAGGTGATCCGCGCGTCAAACTCAAACGTTGTTCAACCCATTCGTGGGATTGGATACCGCACAAGGGACTGACACCCCTTGACTACCAGATTGTCTTGCTTGATATACTAAGCTGACAAAACAGTAGCCGAACTTGGGCGGTCATAAGCTT